GTCTAAGAACATTCATCAACAAAGATCTTACAGTGCTACACGGTCCTGTATGCAGTCTGGCCGAAATAGCACGCAAAAAAACCAAACGTAAAAGCATCACGCTGGTGCGTCGGCTTGACTGATTGTGTATAACCAATCTCGACGGTAATCGATTAAGTCTTGGTCTTTCGCTTCAATCTTTAAGCCCACCCAATTGGCACATTTGTGAAGATTCAATAAAAACTGGTCCTCAGATGCTTCGTAACTAGCATTAACGTCCCATGTCAATGCCATGGATCCCAGGTTTGTTTGATAGTCTACAACATTCTTATCAAACAGTTGTGCTCTTACATCAAAATAGGCAAACCGCCTAAAAATTTCACCACCGAAGTCCTCGACTAGTTCTTTTTGTAACCATCCGGGCAATCGTAAAAAATCTTCGTTGTTTAACGGAGGATCGTTTGGATAATCTGCGCCTTTGATGTCGTTCCAATACTGTAGTAGATTTGGCGGAATGTGTTTGTTGAATCGAGACTGTATAAACTGTGTGTATCTTGTAAAAAATATCACCCGTGAATTAATCCAAAATTTTCGATAAGCATTCACCATCGGAATGTTATGTGCTACAATAAACAGATATTTTTTTTGTTTAATCAATCGAGATATAACCAAATTGAACTGTTTTTCGAGTATTTCATGATATTCAGTCAGATATTCCGAGTTCGTGAAGCCAAACAACTGATAACATCCAAGACCTAGATCGTTCCAGGTCTTGCGGTATCTCGTTGATTCTAGACTAGAATGCAGATATTCTAATTTAGCAGATACATCAAATCCTGATTCGATTTGCTGTTGAGCCAATTTGGCATCTCTTAGAACGCATTGATCTGATAGAGACAGGCTGTTTATTAGGAAATTACCTCCAGCGTACATAGGATAGCATACGATAATGATACGGTCGTAATCACGCATCAGCTGAGCAAATTCATATGCAGGGCAACCAACGCACTATAAGAAATTGCGTGGCTACGTTTGAATACAAATCCCTTGGAATCATCACCGTCCCATACTGACTCAAACACTCGATCCCAGGGCTGATTCTGTAAATGCGCTTTGCCCGGTCTAATAATACTAATAAAAGCAGCCATACGGGGTATCGAATCGGGTCGCATGTGCTCCAACAACGCGGTATAGTTACCCACATGCACCAATTGGCCAGCCCATTCAGGATCACGCCACAAGCGAGACCAATCGGGTTCTAGCGACAACATGCTGTCGTAGTGTGCCTGATCTTTCAACAGTTGATACACAGTCATATTCAGCAGATCGATCTTGAAATAACCACGCGATTCTGCTGTCGCATAGTCTATGGCCGCACACTGATTGACCGGATCACGGGGTATGTCTGTGACATACACACCGCTATTATGTCTACGCACTTGACCTTGATACATTTGACGTGCTGGTGTTGCCTGGATCAACTGTAATAATTGATCTCTATCTGCCAGGTCAATGTCAATATCTGCGCTCATTAGTGTTTAACCATTTAAAAATTTAAAAATTTCTCGGCTGTTGCAAAACCAAACTGGATTATTGGGTAATTCTATATTGTAATATAATTCTATGCCGGCTGTCAAATAGCTTTCTTGCATGAGATCAAGTTTTGGAAATTCAATGGACTCTTTTAAAATTATTTTTTCCAACAACTGATCACACAAGGTCTTAGAGTTTTTATAAGGTTGTTTTTTTAAAAATTTTGTATGCAAGGTCGTTAAATCTGTAGATTGGTCAAATGTGTATCCAGACCAATTGGCCAATTTGATCAGCTGATCAACAAATTCATTTTCTTTGTAAAAACATCTAAATGGAAAAATGTAAACTTCATTGCTGAAATCATAGATCATCTTTTGTTGCTGAGACATAAATCCCGACTGAGTCGGATACTTAAATCCCAATTTAAAAAATTCTCTCAGTACAGGTCTTGGACAATCTGAAGATTTAGGACTTAACTCAAATAATTTTAAATTATGTTGCAACAGACATTCTTCTTGTATCCAACTAGGTAATTTTTTAAAATCATCCAAACTATTGACACTGGGCCAGACTGGATCCTTTACGGCGTTGTAGCTCTCCTGTATCTGATTTTTAAAAAAACTAGATATTAAATTATCCAACAACGAACGATAGTCGGTATTATTTAATTTGTTGTAAGTATCTTTTTCAAGCTCGTCGTTATCAAAATCATAATCGCCGGCCCTCAACAGACTGATTGACGACACCGGCAACAAATCGTCTACATCTAGCTGTATCGAAATTATTTTACTATTTTTGAGAACCGTTTTTACTCCTCTAAACTCAAAGTAATGGTCAGCTTGAAAGTGTTTTTTGCCTAGGTAGATTTTGTTGTGCGAAGCACCTGATGTGTCAAACGGTTCTGAATTTGATGGTACCTGGGCCAAAAACTTATTACACACAAATTCTAAATAATTACCATGCATGCCGCCTTGGAAATCAATATAAATCATCACCAGCCGGCCTTGTTAAGCATTGCTTTTACATACTCCTGATCGGCCGGGTAATCTGCAAATCGTTTCATCCATGTATCCGAATCAATGTAGGGCCAGATCATGGTCAACTGACTGCTATCCAGATTGCCCAGGAACTCCTGGCCACTGGCACAGTTGTATATGATCCAGGCACTGACTCGTCCAGCTGTGATAGCATGCACAGTGGCATTGGCATTGCCATGCATCAGACAGTGATGAGCTGGATGGCCGGTTCGCTCGCTCCAGGCCAGTCCATATTCCATGGCTCGTGCCATAGCATCGTTCACATTCTCCAGCACAAGATATTGGCTGAGATATTCAGTGTACACAGAGTCGCTGCACCAGTGATCGATTTTTTTGTTTTGTTTGAGCACCCATCGCATGAACTGCTCAGGATTGATCACCCGAGTATCCACACAGTATCGACCAAACTTGACAAAGGCACGATAATACGGGCTGTCGGCAAAATCATCGTAGCTTTTGAGTCGGGCCGACCCTTGGGTCATTTCGTAGAACTTGATGTAGGCCTGGAAACCCAATCTCACTCCGGGTTCATCCTGTTGCTGTCTGCGGCGTCTTGGCTCGCACACATGCACAGCCAGACTGGTTTCCTTGACAAATTGTTTTTTGCAATACTGACAAACGTTCACTGGGCGTCTATTTGGAAATGTCTGACAAGGTTGTTTTGTTCGATGTAGGGTTTGATATCTTGTCTGTGCATGATGTTGCCAAACACTGGAGCCAGGAGGCTCAGTTCATAAGCAGTGATATCTGGTTGTGGGGTGTAGCGCCAGCCGCCAAACGTGATGGCCTTGTATGCCGGTGCCTTGGCCACCTGCTTTTGTCTAAAAAATCCCATCATTTTTTCTTCTCCTGTCCTAGTTCGCGCAAGTATATATCCAGTTCGGCCTGGGTGGTTATCTGGGCCAATAAATCCAGTTCGTCATCACGACGGTCAGGAAACAGTTCAGCCAACTGCTTGCGTATGGTTCCGGCACCGGCTGTTTTCTTGCGTGGCGCTATCCAGACGTGGCGTTGATTGCCCATAGCTGGACTTATTGTGGTGGCCAATAACCACTGTAGTTTTTTGTGCTTGGCTGTGCTTATTTCAGAAAATTTGCGGTTCAGCAACCGATTGGTAGCAATAAGATAGAATTCTTGTAGAGCCCGACTGCCGGCCACGGCACTGCCCCACCTGATCATGAGAAACGAGCTGAATTTTTTTTGCTCGTCGTCTGCGAGCTGGTCATAGAACTGTCTGTTCTTGCTGTCAAATTGTGCCATTTCGTTGGCTATTGAGAGTTTATCCATGTCTACTATTGGTTATTGTTTTTTGATGAGCATAGTTGTATTGTACTATCTTGTTGGCCAGATTGCGATCGTACCCTTGCTCAATTATGCTGTCTATGACTATCTTGATCTGATGCCAGCGGTCAGCACCTTCAAGTTGATCGTAGTGCTCAGACCATAATTTATCAAAAGTCTGGAATCCAAGATCTCGCAACCGAGACAAGAAACCTCGGGTGGCATAAGACAAGAATGGTTTGGATCCCACGATAGGACGTATGGTCTTTTCGGTAGGAAAAAATGAATCGCCCAGAGTAACAGTTTCAGACACAATTTCAATCTGGAAACGATCGTAGAACTGTAATAGACTCTGGCTGATATCGGCCACATGATTGTAATGATCCATCAGATCGAAATTGTCTAAAGATCCGATCTGTTCCACTTCGGGATCCCACCAGTTGGTTGCTCCCAATCTAGGAGTATTCATCACGCTGATGACAGTATGATCCGAATAGCCATGGAGCATGTCTCGGGCCATGGTGTTGCGCATGGCAGTATATCTGCCAACAAACAGTCCAAACAACGATGCGTCAGGATCAATCGCGGTACATGCACGGTGGTATTTTAGCAGGCTGGGTTTGAAAAAGTGTGGAACTGTTGGGTTATTTTCAAACTGATAAGGTATTGTTTCGTACTGATTGGGAGTATTGACCTTCACAGTACCGGAATCACGCCCGGTCGACGCTACCCAGTCGCCCAACACTGCCAGCACTCCGGAGGCTGCAAGACTGATTCCTTCAAATCTGGTATGTATGATTACCACTTGATCAACCGAGACTGCTCTCAATTGCTGTATCACGCTGTCACGATTGGTCCATACATCGCCTTCTGAGTGTATCTCAATCGTGACTTTATCTGTCATTGGGCCTGCTCAATTGATATATTGCCACGGCTTGATCCAACACATCTCGCAGTGCGGTATTTTCTTGTGCGGCTCGCCGGATTTCTCCCCATAGCCGGTCCTCTCTCAGACGATCTATCACAGAGTCGGTCTTTGTTCTGGGATCATAATGATCATAGGTAGGATCCATGACATGATCCCAACCCACCACCCGCCGCTTGGCTGGATCGGCACCGAACTCTCGCTCATAGACCACATCGCCCACACGCTCGTATATAAGGGTTGCGCCAGGTTTTAAATTTCCCATGTTACCAGGCTTTATTGTAATCAACTATTTCGCAGTTGCGACTGATGTCCTTGACAAAGTACACACAGTCCGGGCGTTCGCCCTCGGCAACCGGCACACACAACATCTGGCCATTTTTCAGCTTGGGCGCATACCAGGTCACTTCCTGATACACATCCAGTATCTCGATGTCCAGGAAACTGGGCCTGAAACTGCTGATAGGATTGAACTGGAAGGCCTTGAATCCCCGATCATTGATGGCCGTGAGCGGCAACACTTCAAGGTCGCCCAGGTCGGGTTCACCGATCAAGATCTGCCAGTCCATGGGCATGCGCACACGATTTTCGCCAATGCGTAGTACCAGGGCCGGAGCAGTAAAACTTTCAAGAAAGATCAAGGGTATGTAGTGATAGTCAGGATCGGACGGACTGCTGTTGTCCAGGATGGCAAATCTCATGTCATCCACTTCTTCAGGCAAGTGATCAAGATCGAATGATTGGTTTTGGTCTAGTGTTAATATTTTCATATGTTCAGTATAGCACATGTTGCGAGTCAGCACGACCTTTTATTTCCATTCTAGCTTTTCCTGGCTAAAAGGATTTCAGTGATGTTTTAATGTCAACAAGAACGGCGTTCCTCAACTGATACATGACTTGATTTTTTTTAGAATAACAAATTTATTAGAAAAATCAATGATTTCAAAACCAAGTGCTTGTAAATAGACCACTCCAGGCCCAGATTTTCCTATCCAACAATCATTGTAAAGATATGTATCATCAAATGCAACAACACAGGAGTCGGTTAGATGGGGCACAATAAACATGAGTTGTAGCAAATGTTCAAGTTGGCAATTTTGATTGTTCATAGTTATTTTCCAATTATGGTTGTAACTTTCGACCTGATCAACTACACAATCAGGAACGTTTTCTATATCCCATATGTAGTCAAAATTATCTAAATACAAAAACGATATTGGCTTGTTAATTTTATCTTTGTAGGACTTACACCATTCAGATCCTGGGGCCATATACCAATCTATGTTGGAATGCCAAAAAAGTTTATTATTGTTTTCCACTTGTTGCTGAGCCATAGTATTTTCAAACTGATACCAATTGTGTATTTGTATACATTCGTGTTTGATACGAGGCGGTAGTTCGTCAATACTAGCTACTTTTTCTGGCCAAGATGCGTCTCGAACCTGAGAATAAAAAAGATCCCAAAAAGTGTCTGGTGAACAAATGGATGTCTTGGGTCTAAGATCAACAGTCAGTAGTCTTGTTCCGTGTTGTTTTGCTAAATCTGCAAGAAACAGTGTGCTGCCTTCTCCTCTTTCCGTGCCGATTTCAACAAAAATCGAATCGGGATCAATCCGATCAATAAACTTTTCAACTCGTTCGTGTTTTTTTTTCTTTATTTCCATTCCAACCGTTCTTGTGTAAAAGGATAATTGGCTTCGCGATAGAAGGCCTTGCGACGAGTCAAGTGACGTTTGGCAAATCTACAAGTGCTGGTCACATCCCAGATTTCAACATGATCCTTGTCTTCGGCTTTCCTGATGCCACGACCGATGCTCTGGATCACCCGCACAAAGCTCTTGCCAGGCTCGACCAAGACTAGATTAAAGATCCTGGGTATGTTGATACCTACGGCTGCAACACCGTATGTGGCCACGATGATCTTGCCAGTAGCATCAGCCACTTCGTCGTACTCGTCCTGTCGGGCCTGGGCCTTGGTCGCACCCGATACCATGACAGCTCTGTCGCCCAAACGTTCTAAAAGTCCTTGTCCGGCTGCGATCCGGTCCACCAGAACCAGGGTATTACCGGTTTCATTTACCTGACGTATCAAACTGGCCATGGCATCTAGACGGCCAGATTCTTCTAGCAAAAATTTCAGTTCGCTTTGATAGTTGGCAAACTCGGCATGATCCACCAGTTGTACTATGTTCACATGACACTGGGCCAGCACACCGCGGTCTTGCAATTCGCTGGCAGTAAGCTGATTGATCACTGGTCCTAGACTACACTTCAGGGCCTGTGACTCGAATGGTTCTTTGGGAATAGTGCCTGTTAATCCCCAACGGATGGGAATACGGCTCATGACCCCAGTCAGGAGTGTTTTGAGTGCATCGGCCTTGGCCATGTGGCAATTTGATACCACTGCACCATCCACAATGTAATTGTGATCGTTTTCTATGTGCAAATTAAACACTTCGAGTGGTTTGAGGATTTCAGTTCTTTTTATTAGTTTCATATAGTTCTTTTATTTTTCGTGCAGTACTATCATCAAATTTTGTATAATCTATATTGTTATTTTGTAATTGAAACCATTCTTTGTCTGCTATTATCAACGCATATTTGTTTAATTCTGCCCAGGCGGTCAATGCAGTTAGTTTGGCTTGAAATTTTTCTCCAGTACATAGCTCTCGAGGTTTAACTTCTATAACTTGCCGGTTGATATAATCTACGAAATCAACAATATAAATTTTTGTTGTATTGTTAATATTATATTTGATTCTTAGTTTTTCGTATTCGGCATCTTTATTAAAATATTGATATAATGCCTCCCAACTAGACCGGTATGATTTACCAGCAAATGTTGATTCCCAATGTGTATTTCTGTTATTACTGTTTGGGGTAAATTCACCCGACAATATTTTTTGTTTCATTATTTCAGACTTTGTTTTTTTGTCCAAGTCTGACAACCTAACCCCGTACATTCCATTGTTGCTCCCAGAATTTTTTACACTAATTTTATCTTTAACTATTTGTGTTCGGGCTCCGCGGGTACCTATGTTCTGTCCTCTAGTTCCGGCATTCCAGGGAATGCCGGTATTAAGATTTTTTTTGATAGTATTACCGTGTTTTTTCTGGACTGCGGTACCACCGATTGCAGATAACTTGGATTTAATTTCAGGTTCTGTTATCTCACCGCTTATCAATCTGTCCATGCAACGACACCATAGATCAGTTTTTGTATTCATGATTCGTTTTATAAATCTTGCCCTGTCGGAATTTGTTAATATTTTACCGGTTGATAACATAATATTCTTACCCGACCACTCAACTACTCAGGTGCGTTGTCCATATTCTGATAATCTGTTATTAATAATTTTCATCATCTGATCTGCTGTTTTCTTCATAAATACCTCTGCTTTAGTTATATGTATTTATGTTTTATTAATAATTTCGTGCTCTTCTGTTAGTGCATCTGCCCGGACCCAGCCTCGATCAGTAAGAAACTTATGATTACCTGTGACTTGTATTTGGTTGCCATTATCAAATTCTAACTCAAACATAGTTTCGCTAGCAGAATTTGTCAGGTTCTTATGCTGTTTAACTACAGTATCTACTTTAAACTCTTTGGTAGTCTCAGAATAGTTAATAACTTTATCGCCCGATTTAATATCTTTGATCTGCCTATATCCATCCGGAGTCAGCACTTTACTATCTCCAGCAAAACATTCGTCTACAATCACACACACCACATCTTCCAGGAACTCGCCAATGGTGCAATCACCCACACCTGACTTGGTATTCTTTAACAACACATTGAGGCTTTGCCAGGTACAGATGGTGTGTTGCCGACCCCATTCTTTTCTGTCGCCAAAGTACACACCCACATCCTGTTGCATGTTGATGTAGTCTCGTTCGGTCTGTGTGACCAAGCTCTTGTTGGGCACAATAACTATGGTACGCCCTAGTGGTGCCACTGCGTTTGATAGTGCAGCAGTTATCACGGTCTTGCCGGCACCGGTAGCTATCTCCTGTATGCATTGTGGATTGATCAAAAAATCGTTGATTATGCTGACCTGATAATCCCGTAACTGCATGGGTTCACCTTCTGAAGGATGTCCCTTGGGCCAGGCAATATGGCCAAAAGAATCTTCAGACACTTGTTTAAACCCAAACGTGGTCGAATAGTCGCGTTGGTCGTCCAATTCAATGTCATAGTTGAACCGTTCCAGGATGGGAATGATCTCGGGCAACAGGTTGGTATAACTGCTACCGCCTAACTGGAAGTAGCTGGTCTTGCCGTTCCATCGTCCCAGTCTCACTGCCGGCAAGTATCTGGCACCAGGCACATCATATTCAAAAGCTCGGACCAAGGCCCGTCTCGCATCTAACTCAAGTCCTTCGATTTTGATATTGACTTCATCTCGTATTACTATTGTGGCTGTTTTCATGTTAGATCAACCTGGGTGATGTATTGCTGTTGTTGTATGATATCGATCAGCTGTGCTCTTGGTTGGGTTTCAATCAGTTGCGCCACCTTCCATCGGTACGGCATTAGTCGTACATCTTGAAAAGATTCATACCCCCGTTCAATAAAAAAATCAAGATGTGACCTATAGTAATGTTGCATTTTTTCTAGTCGTTGTGTGACCTGTTCCGCAGATTCTTCATAAAATTTAACCACAAAATCTGCCGAGTAATGGTTAAATGGAAGAAAAGCCTGGTCTGATATGTATGTATCATTGTCGAGTGTGAGGTCTTCGAGAGTTTTCCCTATCTCAACATAGTTCAAACACACAGACCCGAATTCAGGATCCAGCGTTCCGTATTGTTGCATTAGATTCATTGGCAATGTTTCTGTTTTGGGGAGACCAAACCAGGTACAAACAAACCGCTGATAGTTAGATTTGGTCATCGACTCGCATCTATGCACCGACAAATTTAATTCTGCCAAGGCTCGTTTCACTGAGTCTGGTGCTGTATTCCAGTACTCATGATTCTGCTGATCCAACAATCCATGGTATTGCTCAAAAATACTATGCAGATAGTTCAGGTAATCCTGATCGTGTATATCAACGGACGGTCTGGTGATAATCAACTGGTGTGAATTGATTGTGTCAACACAGTGCTGGATCATCTGGGTAGCTCGATCTATTTCGATTTCCATAGAATCGAATCCGTAGAATCTATCAGGGTGATCTAGCGGATACCGATCTCGTTGTAGCATGCGCTCAAGCCACAGATGTGTGATTGGATTATCGAGCAATTGGAATTTCAGTTCCAATCCTTTTGACAATTTAATTGTTAGATAACTAAAGTCCATATAGTATTGTACACTGCCAACAACACAGTTGTCAAAAAAACAGGCCCCGAAAGGCCTGTATAAAGTGAGTAGTATTACTACTCAGGAGCTATCTTTACTTAATCGGTTTGGCCAGCATCAACTATTTTTCATACATGTGCTGACCGCTAGTGCTTTCCAGTTGGTCGAACTGATCTTGGTCAAGTCTGCGATCTTGAGTGCCATGCGTAAGCTGAGCTCTCGCAAACGATCCTTGTTGGCATCCATGTAGTCCAGGATCTCTTCGCCCTGTTCTGGGCTAAAATCGTAGTCCTGGAATAGATCACCTTTGCGGAAAATCTGTTTGATACGCAAGAACTTGTCGCGTTGTGTGTTCAGGGTCAAGTCCAAGAAGTGACAACGACTTTGCAGGGCTTCCAGGTGATCTTGCAGTTTCTTGCTTTTCAAATTCTGGAACTGCAAGTTGGTGATAAAGATACAGGCACCTTTGAAGTCAAAATTGTTGGGAACACCTTCACGGGTTAACATGGAACTGTCCGAATTCCAGTAGATCCTGCGCTTCTTGCCCGAATCCAGAGCTGCTTTGAGAATGTTCAGGCTCAAGTCATCTTGGAATACTGAGTCGCAGTCGTCAAACACCAACACGTTGCATGGATCAGAATTCTTGTACAAGGTACAGTACAAACCAATCGGTGTCATGGCACCCTTGATGATTTCGTACTTGATCCTGCGTCCAGCCAACTTGTCAAACAGGCCCGACTGTTCCAGCTGTTTTTCTACACCATAACTCTTGCCCACACCAGGAGGGCCAACCACAATCATGGCTCGCACATCGCCGGCGATAGCAGCCTTGGTCATTTGGTCCAAGATATCGAATCGTTCGCCGATACGGCTCATGACTGCTTCGTCAGTTTCTTGTACGGCAACTGCCTTCACAGACGGTTGAGCTGTAACTGCATCACCGCCCACAAATTCCACATCTTCGATGCCATCCACTTTGATACGCACCACGTCAAACTCGGGTCCAAAATAACCCTCGCTGTCCACAGTGACAAAACTGCCTCTGGCGCCCATTTGCAGGCCTTTTACCAGGGTAAATGCTACATCTCTTACAGGTTGATTACGGTATATTCCGTTTATGATTTTTACTTTGGTCATGTGTTGCGCTCCTTGTTTTGTTACTGTACTAATATTATAGCAAATGGCTCATTTTGGGTCAACCGCGGATTCTGTCCAGTATCGACTGTTGTAATTCAGCAACACGATCGCGTTCCACATAGAAATCTGTGCGTGGATCCCAATATTCACCGGCCTTGTTGTCATAATACAACACCTGACCATTGGGGTAATGGAACGGGCCTTCTAGGCCTTTTCTTGGACCAAAACTGGTATCGTGTGCAAAAACAGTATAAGCCATATTACTCCTAATTTGTTACTATACATACATTATAACCAATCTTGACATTTTGGTCAACCATGAAAAACCCTGCATCTAGCAGGGTCTAAGTTAGTGCTTGTCTTTCTATGTCTGCTTCGTCGCAGGCGTCGCCGTACTGTACCTCCATCACATGACAGGGCTCGTTGTATGGGTTGGTCAGCTGGTGCCAGGCCTCAACCGGAATGGCCATGATTTCGTGCTGTATCAACGGTACCGATTCTGATTCCAGGTTCACCACACAGGCTCCAGACTGTATGACCCAGAATTCGTTGCGTTTGAAATGCCGTTGCATGCTGAGACTTTTTCCCGGCTCTACGACCAATTCTTTGACTTTCATGTTGGGAGTCTCGTCGATCACTCGATAGTATCCCCAGATTCTTTCTGTTTTCATGTTATTGATGTCCCATGTATTGTAAACCTTTGTCCAACCAGGCCACTACCAGATCCTGCTGTCTCAAATATCCGTGTGCTTGCACGCTACGAGCAGCACTTTCAGGTATCAAACCCTGTTCGGCCAATTGATACCAAGTGGTAGTTCTCGGATCTTGCGGCCCAATTTCGCTTTTATATACCACAGCATGTATCCAGGGATCATTTATCTGTTTGGAGAAAAATCCAGCACGACAATCCCATCCGCATACAGCCAACTGATGTATGAGACTGACCATGGTATAGTGGTGATAACAGCCCGAGACCTGTGTGAAATCCTGTTGCCCTCGACGCATGTTGGTGGTTTGTGGTATTCCTATATACAGCATGCCACCGTCGCTGGTGATGTTCCACCACTGTGACAAGGTGCGCAACGGATCAATTGCATACTGGAATGCGTCATGACACCAGACCACATCATAGGTACGAGACTGATCGATCAAGTCAATGCCCTGTTGTTCAAAATCAGTTTTTTGATAAGCCAGATTGGCGTATCTGTTGCCGATACCTGGGTCATCGGCCAGGTCCACACCCACACATTGGATATTCAACGGTTCGGGATTCTCGTCCCGGGTGGTAGCAGTGGCCCACCAATCAAGATCTAGGCCACGACCACAGCCCATGTCGATCAAGGTGCCGATGCTGCTCATGAAATCGTCGTACTCGTACAGCTGGTCAATCACATAACGACTGTGAGCATGGCTCTGTTGTGTGTTGGTAAATGTCATACCTGTATGTCCTCCATGCCGGCTGCTCGCAATCGAACCACATGCCCCAGCATGAAATTCTTGCTTTCGAATGCTTTAATTATGCCTAAAAATTTGTTGCGCAACAATGCCACTTCGTTGATCAAGGTTTCAAAATCTATCACTTCATCTTCTCCGTCCACGTATTTTTCAGCATCTCGACTGGTCAAGGCCCTAGCATAGCCTTCTAGATATTTCTGGAAATGCTTGCGACGGATTTTCCTCAGCTGTATGTTCAGGAAGTTAAGCACAGCTTCAATTTCTTGCAGTTGGTTAAAACGGTGTTCGGTGATGCCCGGCAGGTTGGTTATGTTTTTTTCAATCATGCCACCTACTTGACATTCCAATTTGGCCTCCAACAGTTCTTGTTCATAATAGCTGACAAAATCAGGAATATTTCCAAGATCAGCCACTACCCGACTGTACCACATCAATAATCGTCCTCTTCGGTCCAGTTATCCTCTTCCTCATCTTCATCCTCATCATCGTCATGATTCTGTAGATAGGTGGTCAAGGCACGCCTGACTTCACTGTCAGTTTTGAACGCAGATTTGATTTCATCAGCATCGATGTTGTTGTCGATCAGGACCGACACCATGCATTCGGCTGCTTCGTCTCGATCGGTTGTGTTTACATAACGCCGGAGCTCGCTCCAGATTTCGCTTACCAGTTCCAATGTCATTGTTATTCCTCCGTAGCTGTATCTTCAGTACTTACCGTTTCTCGCTGATTGACAAAATCGGCCATGACCCGGTCCAGGCATCCGTCTTCGTTTGATTCCCAGGCCTTGCGGAACTGTTTGATAATTTCACCATCGCTGGTCACAAACATGAGTCTATTGCCATCTTTTTTCAACAGTCCTTTTTTCTCAGCCAAATCGGTCAGGCCCGAGTAGGGATTCATTCCAGTTTCATATGGAATTTTGACCTGCATGCCTTCGAATGGTTTGGCATAGCGAGTTTTCATGACCTTACAACCAGCACGGATACCCATGACTTCGCTGATCTTGTTGCCATCCTCGTCTTCTTTCAGCTTCATCTTCTTCATGGCTACCACGATACTGGAAGCGTAGATAAATCCTTGTCCGCCTGAAATCTTGTCATCTGGATCAAACATGTCTTGGCTGGCATAGGTATGATTGGTTGCAACCAGGCCCACGTTGAAACTGCCAAACATGTTGACCGAGTTACGCACCAATGCTGTCAGTGCCTTGGGTTTACGACCCATGTCACCTTTCATGTCACCTGCTTCAAACTGATTGACATCAGTGGGAGTAAGCAACATGCCCAAGCTGTCAATCACAAACAGCACCTTGGGACGCTCGCCATCGGGCAAGGCCTTGTAATCGATCATAAAGGTTGAAATGGTCTTGGCCACATCATCGATCATGGCCATGTTGAGTTTGAGCAACTTGCTTTCATCTGTGCTTACACCTAGATCATGCAACCACTTTTCATCCAGCGCATTTTCTGTGTCAATCAAGATCACAAAAATGCCTTGTTGTTGTGCGTTTTTTACAATGTTACCAGAACAGATGTAACTTTTACCTGCTCCGGATTCGCCAGCAAACACCGTGACCTTGCCCAAAGGAATACCCTTGTTGAAATCTCCTGAAATAAGATAGTTCAAGGCAAAGTTGCCGGTTGAAATCCAATCAGTAGGATCGTTAAATCCAATACTGAGTCCGTCAATGCTCTTGGTGATATCCTTACGGAATTTTGATATGTCAAATGGTTTATTGGCCATGTTTATGCTCCTTGTGTCAGACCCAGGGACTGTCCCTGGGTGTGTTTGTTACTGATAGTTGATTACTGCTTTTGACGTGCGCGGATCATGGCCAAGATGTCCTGTGTGTTGCCTGCGGCCGGTTTGGCTTGTACTGGCGCTGCGGCTGCAACAGGTTCGTCATCAAAGTCATTGACAGTTGGAGCCGCTACTGACTTGACTGCTGGCGCATCTTCGTCTAGATCGACCACGGCTGGAGTTGAGCCGGTGCTAGCAGGAGCCGTTACACCGGCTGGTCTGTAGTAGGCACCCCAACGTTCGGTATCATAGCTCTGTCCGTCTACACTGGCTTCGAACATTTCTTTGATGATCTTGAGCTCCACGTCAGTTGGACGCTTGGGCATGAATGTGCTGAGATCAAACAGGCCATGTTCGGCGATAGCTGTTTGTTCTTCTTCAGTCAAGGCTGATTCTTTACGACTCCACTTTGAAGTGTTGTAGTCAGCATATCCACCCTTGCTGGTCTTGGCGATGGTAAAGTCTAGACCACGCATGATGTCAGTGGGCAACTCTTCCAGTTCGGGATCCATCAAGGCACCCTTGATCAGGGTAAAGATCTGTGGACCTATGATAAATCTGCGGATGGGGTTGGCCGGAGTCTTGTCGTCCGCAATGGGATTCTTTCGCACAAATCCTTGGAAAATGTAACTGCGTTTCTTCCAGTACTTGCGACCCATTTCTTCCAGGCTCTTGTCTTTGAACCAGGTACGCACTTCAGCCAGCACAGGACATGGATCACCCCACATCTCTACGCATGGCACTTGTACATACACCTGTTTTGAATCCATGTCTCCTTTGATGCCGTTGAATGGCAAACGAAGTAATTGTCGTTCGGCCCAAAAGAATGTGTTTTTGGTATTTGCGTCGGGTAAGAATCGCAAGGTGGCGCTTTCACCTTCTGACATATTCCAGTGTGGATAAATTGCTCCATCTCCACCACTGCTACCACCTGTACCCTGTTTGTTTTCTGATGCTGCTAGTCTCGCTCTAATTTCGCTAAGTGACGCCATTTTGTGTTGCCTTTCTAAGTTTTAAGTTTTAAGTTGTTGCCTATCTATATTACTAGATATAAGTGATTGCCTAGTTATTATACACGACTAGGTTCGTGTTTGCTACTAAACTGGTTAAATTCATCTCACATCGTTTTTGATGTTGTTTGATTTGAACGGACGAATAATCTTTCCCACAATGCTCACAACAAAGTCTACGATAGTGAGTGCCTTTGCGAGCTTTGTTCATTTCTATAAACTGTTTGCTTCTTGCTTCAAGTGCCCCGGGTTTTTGATAGATCCAATTATTTTTACCAGATACCTTTTCTACTATTTCTGGTCGTTTCATATGGTGACGATCACCACTTGTTTTTGCTATTTTTTTTGCTATAACATCGGGATCTCTCATTGGATTCTGGTTATCAGGATTTGCCCATCTTCTTTTTTGTGCGTCGGATGCCGCTTTGTTTTGTTTACCATATGAATGGTGTGCTTTACCTTTTTTGCCATAGTGCGGATGATCAACACCATGCAACGGAGCAATCGATTTATTATCTGTTCTGTTCAACCACTTATCATTCCCGACTACCTTCATGCGTTTTAATACACGGTTTTCCCATAAACGGGCCGCTTGAGTATCATTAAAAGTTTTTCTTACCTGGATAACATCGGGTTCACCGTATTTGGCAATAAACTCGGCTACATGTTTTGATGAGGTTTTGTATGGATTCCATAGGTCAGTTGGATCGCAATCTTGTGCGTATCTAACACCATAGTAATTGATGTTTAATTTGGTCCATTGAATAAAATATGTATATGGTTTCATTTGTTGTTGCCTATCTCTGTTGCCTGTTTACTTCGTTGCCTGTCAAGCGCATGTGTTATTATAGCATGCGCTCGGTTTTATTGCAAGAGTATTTATGACTTGGCCATCCCAGAAAGCTCTTTTAGGCGATCCAACCAACTTGTATCTTTTCCCACTTCCTTCATCTTGCCCGAATGTCCATATATGCCAGCCAACGGACTGCGTTCTTCTTCCATGGCTGCCGGAGTTGGGTTGAGACCAAATCCTTCTTCGTCAAGGTCGTCATCTGAATCGGTCATGGCATCTTGTGCCATGCTACCAACACGGCTGGCCAGTGGTCCCAGTTCAGGAGCTAGTACTGCACCTGCTACAGCTCCAACTGCGCCTTCTTCCATACCGGGCATGGATTCAGCACCCCAACATTCTTCAATTCCGTGTACCGGGCAATGATGACCATGATCGCTCATGTTGCAGACGGCATCGTCAGCCAACAACGCATTGGCCATGCCGCCATC